GACGGTATGAATACTTCTTTCACATTCCTTATGGTGAAGCAGAACTTATAGAGGTGTAACATGGTAAAAAATAAACAAGAAGAAGAAGAATTTGAAATTGAAGATTTATTCAATGATATAGATGGAGATATAGCAGGGGACGACTATGTAAATAGTCCACCTCATTATGGTCAAGGTAGAATAGAGTGTATAGAATACATAAAAGATTTTCTATCAGATGATGAATATACTGGCTACCTTCGGGGCAACATAGCTAAGTATCTTCATCGTTGGAGATATAAAAATGGTTTAGAAGATTTAAAAAAAGCACGTTGGTATCTTGAGGCATTAATACAGCAACAGTCGAGGAAGTAAAATGAAAGGCACAAAAAAGAAAACCCTTGAGCAAGAAGCCCAAGAGTTTCGTAAAGCAAAGGTTGTTGAAGAGCCACCTATGTCAGCTCGTATATATCTAGCAGGTCAAGCACTGTCAGGGTTGCTTGCTGCTAGTCGTGGTGGTTATGTCAGATCTGATGAGGTAAGAAGAGAAGCCTACGAGTGGGCAGATAGGATGTTAGAAGATTAGTTAGCTGCTCTTTTCTTAAGGTATTTTTCGTACTCTAGGTATGCCTCAAGAGTATCTAGCTGTTCATCTGTAAGATCTTTAAACTGAAGTTTCTCTCCTGTTTGTTCTTGCATCATGGCAAGACCTCTGTCAATCTTAGCCCAGTTATATTTGCTACCTATATCTATCATCTTAGCTAAAACTATATCATCAGTTTCGTATATACCACGTTCCATAAATGTTAGTGTAGTTGCCCTAGCATCTCTAAACATATTGTTTACTAAGTTTGTTCTCCACTCTAATGTGGGTATTATCTTACGAGAACCTTTAGCTTCTCTAAACTTAGGACTTCTTAGTAGTTCAGACGACATATGTTCTACAACTTCATGGAATAGTTGATTGTATCTATTATCTGCTTGAGCACTTTTAGTTCTTAGGTTAGCTAGGTATGTTGGTCTACCAATAATACTCAACACCTTCTTGGTGTCAGTCATTTCAACTTCTCTATAGCCAAGTTGTTTAGCTGCATCTAAAGTTATCTTACCAGTAGCAGCATTAAACTTTTCTTCAGATATATCTTCACCACCTACTACAGCAATAATCTGATCCATATAACGTAGTGAATTGTTTAATGTTTCACTACCTTCTTTTCTGTTGACCATCTTGTAGTCGGAGCCTCTGGCTAAACCAACTGCAGTATTAACAGGGTCTAGAAATCTAGTTGAACCTGATACAGCCTGAGAAAAAATCTTACCCCAAGGCTTTACAAATGATTCTCTAGCTCTATCACCTGCCGAAGTTTCCCAGTCTGTTGCAGCTACAACAACAGTATCACCTAGACCATCAGTTATTTGATTAAGCTGTCTCGTAAGTTGCCCCGGTCCAAGCACCTCTATAATCTGAGCTATCTCTTCTTGTGGTGGTGTTGTTCCATCAAGAGCATAGGAAAGAAGTCTACCTAAACCTTTAGCATGAGATATTGGAAAGTCATACTTTATATCTTTAACACCACCAGTTTTGTCATCAATAGATTCATTCCAGTTTAATCCAAGTTCTCTATTTAGTATTTCATTTTGAACTAGTCCAAACACAGCTGCTAAACCTACTGAACCACGAACAGCATTTTCTCTAATACCTCTTTGAGTTCCAGTTTTAACTCCTCCTAGTTGTAGCCAAAAAGTAGCACTACTCATGTCAGACATAAGAGCTACAGTATTATTAAAAAATCTACCAAAAGGTATTAACAAACCAAGACCTGCAACATCTCTGGCTTCTTCTATAATCTTAGGTACAAACCCTGCGTCTTTATACGAAAGGGCAAAGGTAGCTTTCTGTGTTTCGTATACTGATTTGTTTAATATATCCATGTACTCTTTACTTGCTATAAGTTTAGCAGCGTTAGGATCATTAAAAAATTCATTAAAGTTTTTATTAAAACCTATTCTCAATCCTTTATCTAATTGATATATAAACTCCTGAGACTTTGTAAGTATGTCTTGACCATGTACAAAGTTTATTGTTTGTAGTATATCAATACCTCTATCAACTTGTAAACCCATCATGCTTTTAGAGTAATCTATTTCACCACCAAAAGCTTTCTTTAAAGCATCATCAACTTCGATACCACCATTCATAGCAAATGTAAGTTGTCTTAGTGCATCAGGATTTTTATTTGCGATGGACATGTATGCATCATAAGTCATACCTGTGTCCATAAGATTTGTTAATCTTTGTTTTTGTGCCATCATCAACTGTCTAAAAATACGTAAAGACTCGTCAGCATTTTTACCATCACCTAATATTTTATTTAAACCTGCTTGACCTAAGTAAGTTAAAGCAAGTGCAGCATCGGTAATTGTATTTATACTCATAGCAGAGCCATAACCTACTAGGTTAAGATAAGATGTACTAGGAGCTGTAACAAGTAAACGAATAACTTTACGTTGTGCATCTACTACAGTTTGATTTACTTTACCTAACCAACTAACTTTCTTAGTATCTTTAAGATCTAGTTTGTTGTCTATGTTAAGTAGAGCTGCTGCTGCATCTGATATAGATACGTCTTCAGCTTGTGTTCTTGATATGCCTAACCTTTTTGCAAACTGACTTGCAGCATTCATTAAGCGACCTTGATCACTCATCTTTTTTGCAAAGATGTCTGCAAAATTTTCCATATTTATTTTTCTTTTACCTGCTTTATCACCAAGATCTACCATCTTGATACCAGTAGCTTTAGTAAAATCTCTTATAAATTCTTTTGCAACTTTAGGGTCAGTCTTTTTTAATACATCTGCAATGTAATTAGATACACCATCTTCAGGTGTACGTTTTATAAATACATGCCCTTGCTCTGCAAATATTTGAGCCATACCTTTAATACCAAGATCATCATCACCCATTAAAAATGTAATAAAGAAATCTGTATCTAAGTCTTGAAGCTCTGCACCACGAAGTGCTTTATCTCTTAATGTCTCTGTAAAAGGTGTATCTTCTTGTACAATTTTTAGTGCTTCTCTAGGATCAAATTTCTTTGGTGTTTCTACTGTTATATCGGGTTGCACCAACGCATTTTTATTTTTCTGTAGTGCAACTGTACCAAATCTTACACCACCAATAATCATAGTGCCTACACCTGCAAGACCTAGATTAATCTTATTAACTTCTTCTTGTACACCAGTTCTTACAAGACCTTTTTCATAGGCATAAGCAGAACCTACATTGACTGCCATTTCAACAGCCATGTTTGCAGTTATCTCTTTTGCATTAGACTTAAGTCTGTTCTTAATTGTATCGGGAACTTTATCTCTAGCTTCTTTTTTAGCAACTGCTTTAGCTGCATTATCTTTAGAAACTTTTTTAAATGTTTCAGTAAACACTTTATTAGCTGCTTTCTCTGCAGCTTCTGCGGCAACACCTTGTTGTAGTTGCCTTCTGTAACTGGCTATGGCAGCTCTCTGTGCTAGTTTAGCAGCAGCTTTACTACCAGTGCCAGTAAATAATTTACCTATGCCAAAGCCAACTAGATTGACTGGATCAGCTACTGTAGTTCTTAAGTAGTCTCCTACAGCTTCAGCTTTTTCTCCTGCAGTGGTCTCTCCACTAAAGACTCCAGCCATGTTTTCAAAAAGCTCGTAGGCTTTACCAACATTTGCTAACTCTGGTGAGTTGTCTTCAAGACTATTTAGAAATGCTACTTCGTTTACAGTTCGTACAGAGTTACCACCAGAAAAACCTCTCATGTTGTTAAGAAATTTATTTACGATTTCTTCTCTGTCATCACCACGAAACTCATCTACACCAAACCTAGTTTCCATATAGTCTCTGACTGTGCCAAAATATTTGTCACTAATTAAATCATTTTGAGAGTATGTGCCAAACTCTATTGGCTCAGGCTCAGGTTCTTGAATTGTTTCTTGTGTTTCATCTAAAGTAGGTTTTGAATTATACCATTCTTCAAATGAAACATCTGGATCAAATAATGATGAACCCATATTACATTCCTAAGATATATTCTGCAGCACCTTGCCCATACAAAGTATTAAAATCTCTAATTACTTCATCTCTTCTATTTGTATTAGCACCTTGTTTTAATTTATCAATATCTGTTGGAGGTATATACGAGGGAACTTTACCTTGATACGGAGCTATATTAGGAGCTAACCCCGGTGCAAATAATGTACCACCACTTTGTTGTAACTGATTTAGTACTATCGGCCCAAACATTTTACGGAGAGATAATTTTGAACCATCATTAAAAGCTTTTATAGCTTTTTCAAGCTCATTATTAAATCCACCCTCTGGAGTTTGTTCTCTTAAAGCTTCTGCATACATTATAAGTGCATCATCAAACTGTTCTACCTGCTCGTTAATCATAGGAGGAGTCAGTTTAGCAGTGTATCCGGGAGTTATATCAACACCAACGGTTGGCTTAACAACATCAGGTAAAGCACCTATTCTACCCATTATTGATGAGAAGTATTGATCTTCTAATAACTTATCAGGATCTCTTAAAAGTATATTATATATATCTCTACCTTCTTCATAAGCTTTCATCCAACTTTCATCACCATAGTTTTCAGCTATAAGAGTTATGTTGTCCATTAACTCTTGGCCAGTTGGCATAACACCTGTCGCAGATTTTCTATCTTCTAAAGCTTTATAAACTGTGTCTACAGCATAAGGTGATGCTGCAAGTTTTGCAAGATAATCATTAGCACCTTCAACATTACCTAAAGCTCTTTTAATTGAAGATAGTTTTGCACTGTCGACAGATATAAGACTACCACGATCACCGAGAAAGTCTGAAACACTTTTAACTCTACGAAGCATTCTTGTTTCGTTAAACTCATCATCAATTCTTTTTTGAGCTTCTTCTTTTTCTTTTTGAGCTAAAGCTCTTTGATAGCCTGTATCTACACCTTGCCAAAATCCCATTATGAAACCTCCCTTGACATAAGACCTTTAGGTTTTTCTTCTTGCATCTCAGGTTGCGGCATAGGCACCTCTTCTTGCATAGGCTCTTCTTTCATAGGAGATAGGTCTATATCTTCTTCTTCATCTATAGCTTCTAAAATTTTTAAAGCTTCTTGTTCGTTTATCTGATAATTTAAATCTTCCATGTTTAACTTTTGTTCTTCAAGTCCTTCATTAAAATCTATACCAGCAGCTTCAGCAGTTCCTGATATAAACTCGTGTACTATAGGAGCAATTATTAACGAAACATCAATGGTATGAATACCTTCCATAACTGCTGAACGTAAGATACCTTCAGTCAAAGTTACAACATCAACACCAAGTTCTAACATAGCTAAACAAGCTTTTGTTTTTTCAGGATCTTCAAGCCTATCCATATGCCACATCAATGCATCTTCTGCTTTAGGGTATTGTGGGGGATTTTCCCAAGGATAATTTTTAGGTTCAGTTGTCAGAGACTGTCCCGGAATTGGTGCATTAAACATTACTCAATCCTTCCATAATAATTTTCAATACTTCTTTTTGTTATATCACCACCGTCTCTAGGTCTCCATCCGGGATTCATTTTCCACTCTTTACTATCCTTTTTGTATACGACTGTGTCAGGACTAGCATTTCTAAAAGCAGGAGCAGCTTGAATTATACCTAATCCATAACTACCATCATAACCCCAACGTTTTAAATATAATCCGTATACGGAAAGTTGTTCTGCAGGTTCCATGTTTAAAACTTCATCAGGTGTATAACCTAGTTCTGCTAAAGGCTCTTCCATCATTTGAAACATACCTACTGCACCTGCCTCACTAACTTCTGTTGGATCACCCTTAGATTCACCCTCAATAATTTTAAAAACTTCGTGTTCAGTAACACCCGGAAAATCTTTTTTAAGTTTTTCTAGGTTTGCTAAAAATGCAGGGTCAGATTTAAACTTGTCAGGCATTTCTGGATCTTTTAATCTAGACACTACTTGTTCATAGGTCTTTGGTTTTAAAGATGTTTCTGTGTTAGCTTTCTTTAGAGCTTCTTGTATTTGACTTTTTAAATCCACATTAGAAGCATATAGTTTATTAAAAAATTCTGTCATAAAATTAAATTCAGATTCTGGTTCTTTTTTCCTACTTGATATAAGAGATCTTTTAGCTATACCTTCACCTGAAAGTAAAGCTTCATCTATTTCATTATCAACAAACCTACGTTTTCTCTGACCTAAACCTTTTTGTTGCCGTCTAAGATTTGCTGCTTCTCTGGCTGTTAATAGATTTTTTTGATACGACATCTCAATTATACCTTAAAGTTTAGAAAAAATTATGCTTGTAATGAATGACCACATAGATGTAGACTCTGCATCATTTCTAGCTTTTTCATATTCATCATATTTTTTATCTGCTAATAATATTTCTAGTTTTCTATCTGCTTCATTTTCATATGCTTGAGTAACAAAATCCATTATGTCACGTTCACGTTGCCAAAGCTCATCTATTGACTTCATTGTTAGACTGTTAGCTTCTCTCGCAACTTCCATGTTAGCTGTATTTTCTGCAGCAGTATTTATTGTAGCTACGTTTTGTCTCCATGCAGCATTTGCTTGTGCAATAACTAATCTGTTCGCTGCGTTAAACTGATCTCTAGCATTTTGTACTGTAGCATTGAAATTTTTAGCAGCATTCTTTTGACCTGCATTAAACTGTGCCATAGCATTTAATTGATTTGCATTACTTGTAGATACTTGCACTTGTAGATTTTTAAGAAATTGATCTGCTTGATTTTTAGAACTAGCATTAAAATTTCTGGCTGCATTTTCTGCCGCTTGATCTGTAAAAATAGATTGAGCAATTTGTTGTGCTTTAAATATAGCAGTTGATTGCCTATTATTTAAGTTTGCCATATCCATCTGTAGAAATGCCTGAGCATTTTGAACAGCAGCTTGTTGTTGATTAGATAAATTTTGTTGTTCTAGTTGTGATATTGCAGCAGCTTCTGCCATTACCATAGCTTGTCTGTTAGATAGGTTTTGTAAGTTCATCGTATTTGTTATACGACTATTTTCTAAAGCTACCTGCTGCTCGGCAGTAAAATTCATATTAGCTATATCAGCAATACGAGATGCGTTTTGAACTCTTGCTTGAAATGCTTGGTCAAACTCTTGACCGATAAATGCTGCTCGTTGTTGTGCTGCAAGCATAGCACGTTGTTGACGGTTTGTCAAGTTCTGTTGTTCAAATTGTGAAACTGTTTGTGCATCAGCCATAGCAATAGGTAATGCTGATTCCATAGCTGCTTGTACAACAGCCTGTCCTGCTATACTAGATGCACCTAGACCTCTAGCTGCCATCTTACCCATAGCAGCTCTCATAGCTCCTGCTGCCCATGCAGGTGTTTGACCACCCTGAAAATCATCCATTAAACCTTCTAGCTGATTTTGCACCATAGCTTTTTGTGATGGTGTAGCTTGAGCAGCTTGAATTTGTTCTGTAAATGCAACAGCTTTTTGTGCATTTGCAGCACCAGTAATAATTTCACCTTCCTGTATTTCACGTTGAACAGGATTAGTCATCATTATACCAGTGCCTTGAGCAGCTTGTAGATTACCAACTAAAGTCTTACTAGGATCTGTTTGAGCTGCTTGAGCTATAGCTTCTGGTGATAGTTGACCCTGTGCTGCTGTAACTCCTTGCATTGCAGTAGTAATTTGATCTTGAGATTTAACTGCATCAAATTTAGCAACATCTATTGAATCAGGAGCTGTTACATCATCTATTTTTGTAGGATCAATCGTAGTAGCTGTATATTGTTTTGCTTGATCTGGTGCAAGATAGTCATCTTCATCTATCGTAGTTCCTTCAGTATCAGGATCAAGATAACTTACTTCAGCTTTTTTAATTACAGAACTAGGGTCAGTTAACACATTAGTTGATAAATCTCTTTGAACAGTTTGTAATCCTGTTATAGCATCTGTTTGTAGTTGTGATAGTTCTTGTTCAGCTTTAGTAATTTTTGTTCTTAATTTTTCTGCTTTTTTAAAGTTAGTAGATGCAGCTTTCCAATCTTTATATGGCTTATTCATCTTATCTAAGTAAGCTTTAACATCTTTAGCAATTACAGCTTTTCTATTAGGTGTATCTAATGGATACTTTGCCGTAACTCTATTGTCTGTATTAGCATCACCCTTACCTACTTGATAAGCTGTACCATACTCAAATGTTTTATTATCAGTTCTATTATAGCCACCTTTATACCGAGCAGGTTCAGGTCCGGGATCAGCAACATCACCTAGATCTTTAAGTTGATTTTGTAAATCTATTATTTCTTTTTGTTTTTTACCAATAGCGTCTACTTCTGCCATCTATCAAACCTTTTTAATTTTACCAAGTTCCTCGGTATTTTCCTATAAAATAAATTATTGCACCAAATAAAGCAAAACCAGTTATTACTATGAGGATTCCAACAGTCCAGTTTATTAAGTTATCTATCTTTTCTTGCCTACGATATACAGCTTCTTTTTGCATTCTTCTTTGTTCAGCTTCTATTTGTACAATACTTTCCCAAGCTGAAGGTCCGTAGTACAGTGAGATATACTCACGTAACTCTTCTCTCATCTCCTTGGCTTTCTGCTGTGCTGCCCATATCTCTACAGCAGATGTATCAAACTTAGGATCAAGTCTTTTCCAAAGAGGTGGATCTTTTGCTTTGTTTCCTAGATAATCTAAATCACTTACAGCTTTACCAAACGAAGAGAGATCTTTACCTAGTTCACTAATTTCTTTACCAGCATTAACAGCTTTTTTAATTCCACTAAAAGCGGTAGTAGCTAATGCAATAGCTGTTGCTGGATCTATCATTACATACCATCATCATTCATAATCATTCTATTGTGTTCACGATTCATGTATCTTAATTCCGTTTCCAGTAAAGCTATTCTTTGTTTTAATTCATTAATGGAATTGAAAGA